TAGTAGTAGACTCCCAAAAGAGCAACTATGAACAAGATGAGCACAATGGAGGATATACAGAGAGATTTGCAGAGTCAAGAGAGCCAGTTAACCATAGCTAGTCAAAAACTGAAAGATGCAGAGGATCAATATAGAAAGGATCCAGATGAAGTAAATAAAGTAAGTGTGTTACAGAGACAGGCTGATGTAAAAAATATTCAAGATAAAGTCAACCAGCTGAAACAGCTATTAGCAGACAGGGCACAAACTGGTACAATGTCACAAGCTGCACGAGATCCTACAGGAATGGAACCTGATGATTATATGGGGCAGAAATCAATGCTAAGGTATGGAAATACAATGGATTTAAATCCAATTGATCTTGAGGGACCTAGTGGACAAACAGCAGACTGGATTGCACTAATTACATACTTGACAGGTTTCATAGAGGTTATACTGCTTAAAGGTCTTTATATCCTTACTACTAGGGGAAGAGAAACAGTTAAAGATAATAAAGGAACTAGGATCCGCTTAAAAGATGATTCATCTTTTACAGAGGTAGGTTCTATAAGAAAACCAAAGCATTTATATATTTCTCTACCTAGTGCACAGTCATCAATGAGAGCAGATGAGTTGACACCTGGTAGATTTAGGACTTTAGTTTGTGGGTTGTTACCAGCACAAATAAAGCAAAGGAATATGATAAGTCCGGTTATGGGTGTGATTGGGTTCCCAACAATCGCAAAAAACTGGGAAGAACGAATTGAGAACTTTATGGAAGAGGATTGTCCCTTTCTAAAACCTGCCATTGCTGGTCCCATGGCTCCACCTCATGCAAACTCAGACTTCTTTAAAGAGAGACAGGATGCATTGAAATGCATGGAGACTCCAGAATCCACAGCCATAAAAAATATAATACAGGGAAAATCTTTTACAGTATGTGATTGCATAGAATCCCCTTCAGCTGTTTGGGTTTTTGCAGGAGCTCCAGATAGATGTCCACCAACATGCTTGTATGTTGCAGGAATGGCTGAACTTGGAGCATTCTTTTCTATACTACAAGACATGAGAAATACAATAATTGCCTCAAAGACCGTTGGGACTGCTGAAGAGAAGCTTAAGAAAAAATCTTCTTTCTATCAATCATATTTGAGAAGGACTCAATCTATGGGAATTCAGCTAGATCAAAGAATTATTATCCTCTACATGGTATCCTGGGGGAAGGAGGCAGTTGACCATTTCCATCTGGGTGACGAAATGGATCCAGAACTAAGGGCCACTGCCCAAATCCTGATTGACCAGAAGGTCAAAGAGATCTCAAATCAGGAACCTTTAAAGCTTTAAGGTTCTTGAATATAGTTAATCTAATAATTTATTAATTTAATAATTTAATAAATAATTAGTTATTAAACCATTTAATACATAAATATTAGTCAATGGAATGGTATAGTAATAATAATAAATGATAAGTATGAGTAGTAGTTATTAAGTTATACATTATATCATAGGTTTAAGTTATATATATTAAGAAGCATTAGTTTTAATGGTAAGTTAATGGTAAGTGATGATAAGTGTGGTGTAATGGTAAGCTGGTGTAGGGTTTCTATCCATACTCTTTAAATTAAAGAGTGAAATTCCAAATTTATAAATTTAATTCTGTAATCAAGTAAAAACTACCTCAACACTCCATTACCTCAACCACTCTACCTCATAGTTTTGTCCTTTTGTTGCTTTCTTGGGAGCATACTACTA